AGGAGGAGCACGCACCCCCCACCGCCGCACCGGTGCCCGAACCGATACCGGCACCCGCGCCCACTTTCTTCAACGACGCCCCAGAGGCTAGAAAAAAACCTGAATATATTTAAAGTATGGTTGAACTCAGCGACTATCTGCGCGACCCGATGGGCGCCGCGGCTATCGCGGCTGGTATCACGGCTTTATACATTCACGCCAAGGCTCGACTCAACAACGAGGGTTCGCTCCCGTTGGCCCAGTACACGAAACCGGCCTCTCTCGTGGCCATCCTCGTGTATTTCATCGTGTCCCAGGGGATTGGTCAGAGAGAGGTGATTTCGACCGATCCATTTTAATTTAAAGATTTCCGATAATTAGATATCATATAGAAGAGATGGCCTCCGTCTCCGCGTTCAACGACATGCTCTCCCAATTTTTGACGGAACTGCAGAAGTGTGTTCCCGAGGAAAAGGGCATCGCGAAATTCGAGAACCAGTTCGAGATGCTGCGTCAGGCGAACCCGCGAAAGTGTGTGGACGCGTACATGGCCGGAATCGCCCCGTACGCCGAGAAAATCTCTTCGAAGGATGACACCTTCATCACCGAAGACCTCACGTCGATCGATTTCTTGAAGGACCTCAACATCAAGGAACACTGGAATGAGAAATTGAGCGACAACACGAAGGGGGCGATTTGGCAATACCTACAAACGCTCTACATGCTCGGCACCACGATCGTGGCTATCCCACAGGATACCTTGTCCCAGATCGAGATATTGGCGAAAAACGCGGCGTCCGAGATGGAGAACAGTGGGAGTTTGAATCAGGATGCCCTCATGAAGACGATGAGTAACATGCTCGGCGGAATGCTTAACAAGTAAATATAATCTAAAGTTATTGTAATATGACCGTGTGGTTCGACGATCCAAAACAACTCATCCGCGCCGATAAGACCCACCTGTTCTGGCCCACGGCCTCTCAAACTCCAGACGAACGCGTGAACGCGAGTTCGAGATTCGTGGTGTACGCCACGTGTGCGTTATACGCCATCCGGAGGGACGTTCGAATCTTCGTCCTGGGTGCGACGGTCTTAGCGGTTCTCTATTTCATGCACCGAAGCGAAATGGTGCGCTCCTCCTTCGGGCGCCCGGCGCAGTCCAACGACGAGCACACCGGGTGCACCCTCCCGACCGCGGACAATCCCATGGCGAACGTGCTTTTGACCGATTACACCGACAACCCGAACAGACCGCCGGCGTGCTACTACTCGTCGGTCAAGCCCCTCGTTCAAAAATTCAGCGACGACACCTTCCGATTCGACGCCGGTCGCTCGCGCACCCCACTCCCGGAATACCAGCGCAAGGCGGCGGCCAGGCAGTTCGTCACGGCTCCGGTCTCGAGCATTCCAGGCGACCAAACCGCGTTCGCGGAGTGGTGCTACGGCCCGAAGAACGGACCTCTGTGCAGGGACACCCCGGGGGCGTGCAACCCGAACGCGCGCGGGGTGCAGTTGGAGGGATTCCGAGGATTGGACGTGCACACCGGGGACAAAAGATAATCTCACTTATTAATAATACAACATTATGGCGTATCAACTCCAACCGGGATTGAAAATTGTCAAGGACGCCGAGGTGCAGCCGAAGATTCGCGCGGACGACCAATTCTTCGCCTACCCGCAAGGCTCTCGGGCGATGGCGTGCGGGGGGTGCAGGCCGAACACCATGCTCTACGGAACGGCCCCGTTCAAGGCTGGGAAGGGTGCCCCGGCGCGGTTCATCGACACCGACGACGAACTCCGCCCCCAAAGCACCACACGGTGGAACCGTCAGTATGCCACTCCGGTCGCCGATCGCCTCCACCCGATCATGGACGTGCACTGCAAGTTGCCCGTGCGCACGATCGCGTGGGAACCGGTGTCTTCGCGCGCGGAAATTCAGAACGCGATGTTTCACCAAAGGTATGTTTCCAGAAAATAAATGTGAGGTAACAATAGTACATAATGGCTGACCCCATTTCTATTATGGCTATCGCTGGACTGGTGTACGCCGGTCGAAAAATGGGCGAAGGCGAGGTCGAGGAGCCACCCCAACAAGCGCCCGCGCCGCCCCTTCTCCGCGAGGAACCGGTCGAGGAGATTGAGTACGAAGAGGGTGTTCCCGAGTGGGAGGGTAAGGAGGAACAACCGAATTTCGCTGAAATCGCCCCACAAAAGCGAAGCAGTGGGGGTGAGATCCTTCAAATGCGAAACCGAATGTATGATTCAGGACGGATGAATAACATCGGTCCAGTGGAAAAACAATTAGTGGGCCCAGGTCTGAACGTTCAAGCGGACGTCCCAGCCTACGGCGGTTACCAGCAAATGTTCCGCGTCAACCCAGTGAACGTCGGGGAGTACAGGTTGACCACGCTCCCAGGGCGGTCGAACCACGGCCACGACGTTCGGGGTGGGCGTCGCACGTTGGAGTCCGAGGTCGGCTTCAACAGACCGGAGAAGACGGCGTTCCTCCCGGAGAGACTCCCAGCGGTGCGTGGGAAGAGCCAGGGATTCAGCGGCCGCGTTCCGAGGTCGGAGCACGAGACGACGAAGCGACCGACGGTGCGCTCGCAGACGGGGATGCGCACCGACGGTCTGGACAAGAACCCGGCGAAGAGATTCATCCCGGGTCCGCAGATTCCACAAATGCCCACGAAGTTTAAGTCCGACGGCAATCACTCTCAGTATTACCACGTGAACAACGCGCAGCCGGGCATCTCCAGTTTCCACGGGGGGTACACCGAGAGCGCGGCGGCGAAGGTGCGCTCCAAGACGAACGATGAGTTGATGCGATTGGGATTCCGACCGGAAGATAAGAGAGGACAGATGTACACCCGCCCGGGTGGTAATCCGGGGAGGATGAACGTCAGAGAGGGTCCGATCAAACAAGGTGGGAAGGCCACCACCGTGCGTTTCGACTCCTCCAGAGTGGACGGACGCACCGGACCGGCGAACGGGGGGTGGATGCAAGACTACAAACAAGCCGATTTCCACAAGTTCAACGCCTTCAAGGGACACATCAACCCATTGGCCACGGACAGAGGTCTCAGCCTCGCGAAGAGACAGTTGGAGAACAACCCGTTCCACAACCAAATCAACTAAACCACATTCTTTTTTTTTCTCGTCAATCCATCTTCATTAAAATTGTGATTTAATTATAATGAAGGTGTACACCCTAGACGTCGACAGTGGAGATCGCGATCCCACCGTCTACCCCACCTCGAACAGTTTCGTCGTCGACCTCAAGACCCCGATTTACAACGTCACACACCTCGACGTCGTCTCCGCGCGCGTGCCCCGCCCGAAGGTGTTTCACGGCTCGAACAATAAATTCACCGTGGAAGACGACGAGGGCACGTACGACGTCACCATCGACCCGACGAGTGGTAATCTGGACACCCTCACGAATTTAGCCTCCGAACTCCAGACCCTCATCGACGACGCCGGGTGTAAAACCATAGACCAGGTGGCCGACAGTGGGGGGAAACTCGTCTTCTCCAACGTCGGCGCCACGCACGAATTTAGTCTCAATTTCAACACCGGTGTGGACGGGTGGTCGTCCAACGTGTGGGAGCGCACGACCCCGAACCAAATTTTCGGATTCAACGCCTCCGACGTCACCTCTACCGGGGGGACGCTCACGAGTGGGACTCCCGAAATCTTTCACGCCCCGAAGACGTTCGTCCTCAAAGTGTCGAGTGGGTCCGATGCATTCAATCAAGACGTGTACGCACACTCCCCGTATTACACCGGGTCGTTCATGAACAACGACGTCGACACCTCCTCGTCCTCGAAACAACCCTTCTACGTGTTCTACGGGAACGACGACGCCCTCACCCACGAGTTCACCACGGGGCCACAGAGGGAGGTGAAGAGCCTGAAATTCGAGTGGTTGTACAAGGAGAATAACAAATTGGTTCCGCTGGATTTCGACGAGAGGGACGTCGCCGTGAAAGTGAGAATCAAGGGGAGCACCGATAAATTGGAGGGGCTGCCCAAGGTGGTCGTCGAGGAGGAGACCATCGGGGCGTTGCCGCCGCCCATAAGCGTTCCTGAATTGAGAAAGAACGTTTATGAGTGGGATGATTGGGATAAATACATTCCAATAGCGTTCACAGTGTTCGCCGGTGTCGTCGTCCTTTGGGCGCTTAGCGGGCGATCGCGTAGAGCGGTTGCTTCGGCTTCGTAACCTTGGCGTAGCGAGAGACGACGAGGAAGACGAGGATGGACAAGAGCGTCGTGAGGATCGCAGTCATGGTGAACTGGATGCCCGTGTTGCGCTGACCCGGGATGAGGCGGGTGATCACGTGGCGGGCCA